CAGCGACTGTAATCGACTCAGGCATGAAGAAGTAATGCAGTTCCACCGTGTAGGCGTTATCAGGCGTTGGTCCGAGGATGAACGATAATTCGTCGGTCAACGCAGGGGGTGTCGCGCTCGTCGTCGTAGGACCAAAAAGCGCATAGTATGCCGGAAGCCCCGTATCCGTCGGCGTAGGAAACGCTTCACGAATGAAGTTAACATCCTTGTTCAACAGATACTGATAAGCGCCTGTCCCATCGACCACCGCCATCGAATAAACAGCAAGGAAGTCGTTAGGGGCAGACAGATACTTGTTGTTGGCCGACGTAGTGCCCACCACGTTCTTGCGAAGCGAAGGGAACTGCACCGTGTTGAAGATACGCTGCTCGGCCTGCGTGATGAACGTATTGATCTGCTCGGCGCTGGTAAAGTCAACGGCAGAACCCGAGCTACCTGTAAACGTGGTAGTCGGGAAATCGTTCTCAAGGGTGGCCTTGATCGTAGTGAACAGCGTGGTGTAGTTCACGGTGCTTCCTTACGCCATCGGGCCGCGAGCCATGACACCTTTCGTCGCAGCACCCGTGCCGCGAATCTTGATGCCGGTGGTCTTCACATCCTTCTCAGGGTAACCGTTGTTGCCCGTCGATTCTTTGTTGGGCTTCGGCACCTTGTACTTCGGCTGGGCGGTCTTCATTACTTGCTCCGCTGGTTCATCGCACGGGCGACGTTACGACCAACCTTCTTCATTTCCAGCGAGGTCACGCCACCCTTCTTGAAGGTGGGTTTCTTACCGGGGTGCATCCGCTTCTCGTGCTTACGCACAGCCGCTTTTCCGTCCATGTTTCGCTCCTAAGAAACTACCACTGTTACATCACCCAGCGATATCGTCATCGCCAGAACATTCGGTGTAAGCCCTGCGTCGTTAGCACGGGCACCGCCAACGGGTGCCCAGCCCCACTGAATTATACGGCTTCCGCCTTCCGGCGTCCCGTTTGCCAGCGGCCCAGTGCCGGTAGGGTCGATCTGCAGCCCGCTGTTGCCCGAGGTCCGGTAGCTTACGTCCGGGCGGGGTTCCCGCACCGCCTGCGGATCGTTGACGGGGTAGAGACCAAGCGACAACTGCGGTTGATCCGGTTCCCAGCAGGTCTTGCAGACCTTAATCTTGACGTTTTTCGTCTTGATTACCAGCTCTTTCAGCTCTTTCAGCTTGTACCGGAACCCGCATCTATCGCATTCCGCGATAGCAAACTTGCCGGAGGAAAACTGACTGGGCATGTCAGCCGCCTATAAACTGCTGCCGGGGCACAAACCGGATCGGGGCTTTCTCCCGGTCCTCATCCGCTGCAAGGGCAAACTGCTGCTCATAGTCTGCCTTCAACTCCACCCGGCGCGCAGGGTCCACCTCGGGCAGCTTCATCGACAGGTAATAAGCCAGCCCCGCCACCATGCAGTTCAAGAACCGGAAGGGGATATCCTGTCCGTTGATACCGTTACCCGCGTCCTGAATCCGGCGCAGCCGCCAGTAGACGAACGTGTAGGTCTGCGAGTTATCCGGGGTCGGCCAAACGTGGAACTTGGGGTAGACGACGGCGTTTGCAGAGTCCGTAGCACCCGACAACCGCTGAATCCACACCTGAATCGGGCGGCCTTCCGCGTTCTTGTTCGGGATCATGGCGTAGGTCGAAACGCTGATCCGGCTGATGTTGATGTCGGTCTGGTTCTGCCCGGTGCCCGTGCGCACGACATGATCGAGCAGGTCAATGGTATCTACCGGGAGGTCGTAGGTGGCCTGTTGGTACGTGAGCACTTGCTGACCTTGCTCAATCGTCCACATATTGATACCACGATTGGCCCATTCGACCGTCAGCAGGTTCAGCGACCGACGCGCCGTACGAAGATCGTAGCCCGACCGCAGTTCACGCCCGCAGCGTTCAAACGCCTCCTCGACCAGTTGGTTTAGGTCAAGGTTAAAGCTCGTGGTGTCTGTGGTCTTGTAGGCCATTATCTTACTTTCCTATACGCCGCAGTCTTGCGAGAAATGCCTTTAGGCTGCGCAACAAACTGCTTTCCGGAGCGTTTACCGGCTCGTTTGGCACGGGTGGTCGCGGCGTACTCCTGCGGGGAGAGGGCTTTGATCGCGGCTTCAGGGAGGTACCTTTCGCCGGTTGCTTTCGGGCCTTGCGTTGAGGGCTTTCCACTCTTCGTCCTCCACTTCTGGTCCGTCCACGCCTTCAGCGATTGCTGTGGCTTTTTAATCACGATACCCGCCGCCTTTGGCTTTGTATTGCCGTGCTAAAAGCTGACTTTTACGGGCCGACCACTGCCCCGGCGCACCGCCTTTACCACCCGCTTTGATGCTTTTGAAAAGACTCTTCCGCATCCCCGGCTTGGTGTAGTTCCCTGCTTCGTTCACGCGGCTAACCTCGCCCCCTTTCTTAAAGAGCTTGGTGGGTTCAGGGCCGTCCTTGCGAACGACCTTCCGAGCTTTCGGCATCTTGCTGGGGTTTATGGCACCCATGCCGCGCGAGGGGCGCATTACTTACACATCCCGCCTTTACGCAGCGTCTTGCCTTTGGTCTTACCACGCTGGGCAACACCATCAGCCGCACGACGATACGCACTGCCACCACCCTTGTAGGTAGCCGCGACACCCATGTCGTAGCGGTCTTTGTTCAGTTGCGCCTTGCTCTTGGTGACCGCGCCACCAGCTTTCATACCCTTCATCTCGGCCATTTCGTGCTTGACCATCGACTTGGGCGCGCCAGCCTTCTTCATGAAGGCAACTTCCTTCTTGACCATCTTCTTTGCTTCAGCCATTTCGCCACCTTTCGCAAATTTACGGCCTTTGTCGGCCTGAACAAAATCACGCCCCACCGACTGCGGGATACCTACCCGCTTTGCGAAGGCGCGGTTATGAGCTACCGCCTCCATCAAGTTGTGCTGCTTCTTGGAGGAGGACGGCACTACAGCACCCGGCCCTTGGTCTTGCCACGCTGCGCGATACCATCAGCGCGCTTCGACGCCGAAGATACGGAGCCGCCTTTTTTCATGCCACCAGCTTCAGCAAACTTCCGAGCAGCGGAAGTAGAACCAAACATTTCACGCTGTTTATTGCGCATAATGTTACGAGCGGCTTCTTTAGCACCAGCACGGACACCCGCACCAATAGCACCAGCACCCATAGCAGCGCCAATACCCGTCATAGCGGTATCAGCAAACCGTTCCGCGTTGCGCTGCTTCTGTTCTTCCGAAGGTGCCTCTCTGCGGAAACCCATACGCCCCGAGCGCGCCATCGTACCCCGCGTATCCGTATCACGCGTGCGAAGCTCTTTGCGGTTGGAGCTATCATCGTCTTCACGATCATCACTTTTAGCTTTCGCTGCTTTCTTACGAGCAGGAGCTTCGGCTTTATCCGTGCTACCGCGAACGCCGGTCGCGTAGTTTTTACGAGATATAGCAACCTCGTTACCTTCTTCGTCGGTGGTGTAATCGATATCACCACCTTCTTCGTACCGCTTCATCTTCTTCATACCATCTTCCCTTTAGTCTTACCACGTTGGGCAACACCATCAGCGGCGCGAACGTAACCGCCACCTTTAAAAATAGACTTCATCGCCCCGCGCGTGCCTGTTTCACCTTTTTCCGCTTTGCGGGCACCTTCTTTTTCGCGCTGGTCTTTCTGCTGGTCTTCGTAGATGCGACGGAGTTTTTCACGTTCAGCAGGGGTGGGTACATAGTTTTCAGCCATGTCTAACCTCAACACTTCCAAGCCCGCAGGCTTTTATTAATACGGGAATTCGGGTCGTTCGCCGTCTTCGCCGAAGTAAGCTTCTTCTTCATGCCTGTCATCCGGGCGCAAAAGCTTTTCTTCCGGGGACCACCTTCCGGCTGCGGGGCTTTCAATCCCGGTTTCCCCGGATTCGCCCGATTGTAGGAAGCACGACCCTTTGCGTTCAGACCACCCTTGGGGTTTTTGCCTTCTTTGCGTTGCCATGCAGGACTCTTAGCCATATGCAATCCTCAACGGTTCTTCCTCTTCCCGCTTACGCGCAGCATCAATCATCGGGTAAAGGATGTCGTCACCAAATGCACCTTCAAACTCGTGCATCCCCATGTGACCAAGCTTGATCGTGGGGTCAATCCACACTTCAAACCCATGCGCGCGGGCACGGTCGCAAAAAAGGTAATCCTCACCGATGTAGCCTTCCGGCGTGGATTGGAAGTCAAACAGCGAGTGCAGCGTGCGATCTGCCGAAGCGTCGTAGTACTGCCACTCAGGATGTGCATTGGCCAACGTCTCGATGACTTGACGCTGGATCATCATGAACCCGGTGCCCATGCGCTTCGCACGCACAAGACCCATGCGGTCCATCAGGAGGTTGCCCTCTTCATCCTTGTCCAGATGCGAGTAATACGTCGCCTGCTTTTTCCTCGCGCAGCCAACGCCGCCAACGATATTTCGCTTGGGGTTAGAAGACCACGCAAGCAGTCGAATGATGTCGTTGGGGTCAAACGTCATGTCCGCGTCGATGAACAACATCGTGTCGCATTCAGACGCAAGGAAGTCGCTAGCAAGAAGATTACGCGCGCGGGAAACCACCGAGCAACCAGAGATGGTGCCCAGTTCAAACCCGATGCCGTGGCTGCCGCACATGCGGTCGAACTGAATAAGCGACCCCAACATTTTGACCGGCACTTTGAAGTCGTATGCCGGGATCGCTACAAACAGCTTCCGCCCTACCAGATTGTAGGACTGCTCGTTTTGCACGGGATCACCCGTAAAAGACCATCACTGAACCGATGGTAGTCACATCAACGTAGATGTTCGTGGTGAACAGAACACCTTCCCCCGGCAGGAGCATGTAGTTCGGGGACGAGGACGATGCAAGCGTATTGATCGTAATCTTGGTCGCGCCGCTCGCACCGCCGTCCTTGAACACTACGGAACCAGCCCCGGCGGCGGGGACGATATAGATGGACTTGATGCGCGCCCGCCCAATCGTGTTACCCGCCTGATCCAGAAGCTGTCCGTCGTCCGTCCGGGCCTGACTAGCTAGTACGTCAGTTTGCATGCCCATTTACGGCCCCTTTTAGCTGTCAGCGAACGGAGTCGCGACCGTGCCTGAACCGAGCAGAACGCCTTCAACGTAGTACTTGTTGGCGGCAATTACCGTGCAACGAATCCATGAACCAGCAGCACCACCGGTGGTCGTGCCGTTGAGGTTGATGTAGTCGTTCGACGCAGCGGGGGCATAACCCGTCGTCGCGCCAGCCGCATCAGTCGCAACCATCAGGACCGAACCAACGAACTTGTCCGTGCCGTTGGTGGCAATCGACAGCGCCGTAGCAGCCGTTTCGACAAAGAACGTGTAGCTGGTGCCGACGTTGTTCTGCGTGTTGGGATCGGTGCCGGGGCCAGCCGAAACAGCACTCGCGGTGGTGTTGATCGCCGGGAGAGTGATGACGAGGGTGGCGTCGTTGGTGCGGATCAGCTTGCCCGCATACGCAGCGACCGTCAGGGTAACCGTGTTCGTGCCGTTCGGCAGGTTGACGACGGTGTTCGGGCCTTGCGAGTAGAAACCGTTGAGCGACCGTACCGGGCCGTCAAGAGTGGTGATAGCCATTTACTTCTCCGTGTAGTAGCACATCCCCGTACCGTCCCTACTAGGTCTGCTGGGGGCAGTCGGCACAGGTGGGTTCCCCAGTTCCGCCCGTTATATCAGCAGGGCTGCGTGGCGTCAACAGTTGGTTAACTTGCTCTTTGGATAGCCCCCCATAGCAAAACATGTATCCTGCCAACGACCCCTTTTGTATCGGACGCCCTGTCTTTAACGCTCTACGGAGCGTCGGCATTTTTAACCCATAGTGCTTGAGCGCAGCCGTCAGGCTGTCAAATTCAAGGTTGTCGGTAAGGCAGAGCACTCGTTTCGACATCTTACGTTTACTTTCTTCGGTGTGTTTACGCCCTAGCCAGTTATTGTATCTCCCCGCTGCAGCGGCTGCTTTTATCTTCTCACGCCCTTCCGGAGTGATTGTCCTCGGGCCTTTGGGTTTCCCGCGCTGTGCGTCTCCAATCTTCTTCCGCACCTCTGCGCTTAGCGTTTTGCCATAACGGTAGTGCTTAGAACCAGCGCTTTTACCTTTCCGGTTTCTGCTAAGTTTTGCCCTTGACTCGGCGGATAAAGGTAACCCCAATCGAGGTAATTCTGCAGTGGAATTTATGTTGTAGCACTCGGGCCTACCCACATGCTGCACCAACCACATATCTTCAATTTGAAGCTGGCTCCCTCCGGGCGGTATCTCTTCTAAAACTTCAAAGACAAACATCTCCTCTCCGTATTTGTTCCATGCGTTTTGCAAACGCGGGTTTTTATGCGCTCCGCGCCGGAGATCGTATTTGTGCTGCCATTCGCGGCGGGCAAACGATTCCGCACTGCCAATGTAGTATTTTCCGTTCGCCATGTTAGTAATGCGGTAAATAACGGCCATGATAGGTATAAACCCAACGAAAGTTGAACACGGAACTACAATAACACTCTTTGGCTTTATACACAATAAGGCAAAAAGAAAGGGGCCGAAGCCCCTTCCTAAACCCTTGAAACTAAAGGATTTACGCGCCGCTGGAACCGAACATGCCGAGCGGATCAGACCAACCGAAACTGTAACGCTCGCGGGCCTTGTAACGGACGTTGCCGGTGTCGAAATCGCCGTCCATGCTGTTTTGCAGCGGGGTGCGGACGAAGTGCTTCATACCGTTCGGCACGTCAGTGCACAGGAACCAAGCGTTCGTGTCCGTCAGGAAGTGGTTAACGCGGAAACCTTCCGGAATCGAACCCATCGACTTGATCGCGTTCACGTCGTTGTTGTTGGTCGCCGTGCGCAGTTCCGTTTCCAGAAGACGCGTAGCAACGAACATCAGGTTCGGCGGAACGATCAGCTTGCGCGGCTTGGCGGCAATCAGCAGGCCACGTTCGTCGGTCCAACCAGCGATCTGAATCACCGCCGCTTCAAGCGAGGTTTCGTTCAGGTCAGCTTGGGTCGAGAACGTGTTGCTGTTGGTGCCACCCGAAACCAGCGGGTGAGCGGTCGAGAACAGGGGCACGCCGTCGCCACCGTAGTACGGGGCGCTGTTGGTGAAGCCATTGTTCAGGATCGCAGCGCCCTTGACTTGCTTCGTGTACGCCATCGAGCGGGCCAGAGCCTTCGTGTAGCGCGAGGAGAGCGAGTCATACAGGTTATCTTCGACCGCCTCTTCGGTGATCGAGAAGCCCTGCGCGATGGTTTCGTGGTTGTAACGAGCGGTCCACGCTTCTTGCGCGTTATCGTACGCAATCGCGTTACCTTCGTTCTTCACCGGAGCAGCCGAGAAGCCCGAGAGTTTGGTTTCTTCTTCAAACGAACGCTCCGAAGATTCCGTCTCGTAAATCTCTTTATGCTCTTCGCCGTAGCGGGCGTACTCCATGCCGAACAGGGCGTTCAGGCCGGGGAGCAGTTCTTTAAGTAGCTGGGCACGAGAAATAGCCATTTTTTATCCCCTTTCCTTACGCGCCGGTCGCGTTTTGATACTGGTGCATGCCGAAGTTCCACTTCACGATCACTTCGGTATACGAGCCAGCGGCGTTACGGGTGTCCGGAACCAGATCAACGATGCGCACCGGGAGGGTGTTGGTCGTCGCCGTGGTAGCCGAAATGCCCACTTTGGAGTCACCAGAGATGGTCGAGCCGGTGTTATCAACCAGCGCAGCATTGAAGCCCACAGCCGCTTGGGTCACGCCGCTAATGGTCGTACCGCTCGACACCACCGCAACCTTGAACAGCGCGTCGTAATCATCGACCACGTACGCTTGAATGTCCGAGGCGGTGATACCACCGGGGTAGAACTGCTTGAACAGTTTCTGGTTGGTGTTCGGGTCCGTGTAGGTGCAGCCCATGAAAACACCAACAGGGGTCATCGCCGAATCAGCCGGATCACGGGTGATGTAACCAGCAGACAGCTTAACCGCGTCACCATAGAAAATGGCCGTGGTCTCGCCGGTGTTGATCGCCATCAGGCGCGTGGAACCAGCATAGACCTGACCGCCGATCAGATTGACCGGTTTCAGCCCGTACGGGGCATCGACAACAGGGTATGCCATGAAAAACTCCTAAAAGTTATTTGCCCTTACCAAACGACACCGAAGATTTACGCTCGTTGAAGAGCGGCATCCGAGGATCGTTGGTCTTCATCAACGTGTTGTCCACGGCATCCATTTGAGATTTAGCCTGCTGGTCGTACCACTCGTTACGCTGATCGACCATCTCTTGCGGAGCCTTGCACAGCACCAACCCGCCCACTTCAACGTTATCCTTGAAGCGGCTTTGCGGATCACTAAAGATTTGCATCTCGGGATGATCTTCGGCCTTCACAGGCACCCAACCTTCCCTGAACTTTGCGGAAGTATTCGTGGGATCAAACTGCCCCATGATACTTGTCCGAATCCACCGGAACACATAGCCCTTCTCCGGATTCGGAGTGGGGAGCAATTCCGGACGTGCCCAGTGTTGCTTGCGCTGCGTAGTTTCACGACCTTCCAACTCACGAGCGAGACGATTTTCAGCCATTGTAATTCTCCAGTTTCATCAATTCTTTCGCATACGCTTCCGGGGTCAGACCAAACTTCTTAGCCAACGCCAACTGCGTTTGCGTCAGTCGCACTTTTTTAGGCGCGGTGCTACGCGATGCCGGAGCAACTACATTCGGCTTTTTGCGCGGGGCGGGTTTTTCAACCTCAACCTCCGTGGATTGAGTCTGCTCTTCCTCGGCGTCATCCGAACTTTCAAACGCGTCGGGGAACAGCTTTCTCATTCTTTCATCTACTCGGCGGTAATACTCGTCACTACGAGGATCAACACCCGACCGGACAAGCTTTTCATGCAGACCGAGAGCGAGGGCTGTCATCTCCTCATCCGCACCAAACCAAGTGTTCCGTTGCCGCCAAGCTTCCGCTTTTTGGTCAACCACCGGAGTGGGCGCTCGCATCTGTTGTTGGCTTTCTACCTCTTTTTCTTCTTCCTGTAAAGAGGGTTTGTAAGTTTGGTATTCACGCAGTCGCAATTTAGCGTCAGTAAGTGCTTCCTGCGCGTCCGCAATCTGGACAGAATCGTTGGCTTCATACGCCTGCCGCAGCTTTTCTTTGGCGGCAGTAATCTCAGACTGGGCCGCCTTTGTCATCTCATCGACAAAGAGTTTTTCACCCGATCCAAGCTTCTCTTTGAGCTTTGCGTTTTCCTGCTTGACTGCTTCGGCAAACCGCAACGCTTCTTCGCGTTCGCGCGCAGCTCGCTCCTTCTCCCGGCGCTCGTCGTGCCACACCTTCTTCATCTGTGACAGACGCTTTTTCACCTTGTCGGAGTATTCGTCGAGGTCGTCTTCTTCCAATTCCTTGACGATTTCCTTCGGCAGCGGCTCGCGGCCCCGATCCTGCGGGGGCGTGTCGTCAACAATCTCTACTTCCACATCAGCGGTAACTTCACCGCCTTTGGCTTTCTCTTCGATTTGTTCCTGCTCGTCAGGAAACTTGAACGCGTCATTAGGCATGGCTAAATCCTCTCGGGTCTTCGACCACCGCTTCTACGGTGTCATCGTTGATGATGCGAAACTCACGGTCGTGGATACGCACGCGGGTGCCTGCGTAGGGGCGGGTCAGCACAAAATCGCCTTCCTTACACCACGGCCCGGTCGGAAAACGCGTCGTGTCCGAATACGCCATGTCGCCCATCTTCACCACGAAGAGGATGTGAGTAGTAAGTTCCTCACGATCCAACGTAGCTTCCGCCTTGAGGATGCCACCTTCGTACTTTGCTTCGATCTCCGGAACCATACACAGCAGCTTATAGCCCTTCGGCTGTGGAAGTTGCTTGGCCTTTTGTGCGGCTTCAGCAGTTGCTTCCTTATCTACACTACTCATCTGCGTCTTCCTTAGAACGTTTTGCGAGGTCTTCGATGATTTCCCCTGCGAGGTTAAGACCCCGAAGTTGCCCGCAGAGGAATTTGTATTCGGCGTGGTCAGCACACCGCCCGTAGGCGAGGTTATCAACCAACGTTTTGCGCTCGTCAGCTAACTTAAGCTGGAGCAGTTCAAAGATGTCCACAGGTGACTATCACTCCTTCTTGGTTGTCGGCTTTTCTGCTTGTTTGATTGCATCCGCAACTGCTCGCGACTGACGCTCCACACGACGGTCTTCAAGCTCATCCGCTTTAGCCGCTGCGTCCGTAATGATCCGTTTACCTTCGTGATTAAGCCGTCCTTCGACTTCTATGCGCTTAAGCTCAAGTTCATCGGCCCTAGCCGCAGCATCAACCGTAACTTTCTTATCCTTGATGGCAAGATCGCGCTCTTTAAGCTCAAGCTCCTTCTGCTGCATCTGGATAACCGGGTCTTGTGCCATCTGCTGTGCCTGCTGTTGTGCGGCTTCAGCTTGATCTTTCTGCAGGAGGCGTTGTGCGGCCTGCGCAGCAAGGCGGCTGATCTGCACTTCAGTTTCTTCCGACAGCTCCTGTTCCGGATGCGGGAGCGAGTCGCCCAGTTGCTCTTCGATCTGCCTGCGGTATTCAAACGCAAGGTGCTCTTGAATGTGCGCTGCGGCTGCTGCTTGTATGGCCTGCGCCATCGGGCTTTGACCCACCATCGCTGCAAGCTTCGGGTCTTGAATGGCGGACATGTGGACGGTGATATGCGCTTGGTGATCCTGATAAAGGAACGCCTTCACCGGTTTTCCGTTGAGGATCGCCATGTTTTCAGTGACTGGATCAACCGGCTTCATGTCCTCGGGCGAGGGCACGATCTTGGCTGCGTTCTTCACCCCCAGCGTCTCGATCATCTGCCGGTGCAGATACGGCAAGTCGTATATCTGCGGGGCGTCCTTGGCAAGCTGCATCACGGCCTGATACTGCGCAAGCCGCTGACTCATCGTGCTGGCGTTGGGGTCTGCTACCGGCAAGACGTTAGCGTTGTCGTAGTCGGCCTTCTTCGCTTTGCGCGAGCCTTCTTCCGGCTCGTAGCTATATTCTTCCGGGGTGTTGTCGCGGATGATGTCGCGCAGCAGGCGGAACTCCTGCTTCATCGAGTAGTAGATGCGCGCCTGAACCGCGCTCATCACCTTCAGCATCCGCTCCAGAACTGCCAGCGTGGTGCCCACCGGAGCCTGCGCCGAAGTGTCGCTGATCTTAAGCTCTGCCACTGCGGCAAACCGCCGACCGTCCTCGACAATCTTGTCCATCAACTGCACAAGCGTCTGGCTCGGCTCTTTGTATGGCAG